GTCGGTCATGTCGCTCCGGTTGATGAGGCCCCGGAGCTGGGCCTTGAGTGCAGCGTAATTCATTTCAATGCGTCAGAGGCGCTTGTTAGTCACAAGGAATCCCGCCATGTCCTCGCTGTTGAGGCGCTTGACGATCTCCTTGAGATTGATGTTCTTGTCGAAAATGTTGAAACCCTCGGCCATCCACTTTTCAACGATGGCAACCGGGATGCTGGCAACGTGGTGCATCTCGCCGGTCGGGGCCGAGGCGCTGTCATCACGCTTCCGTTTGAGCTGATCGAGGAAGCTGGCAGGGACCTCCTGGGTGATCCGGCGTACCGCGTGGTCCTTCTCGAACCGCAGGCGGGTGTTGGCGTCAATCAGGTGGACGCCCTCGGTACTGGTCATTCTGAAAATGCAAAAAGAAGGCCCCACGCTCCGGTAGGAACGCAGGGCCTTGAGGGATTAGAGGATGTTCTTGATGAGGGCCGACGACTTGAAGTTGGTGTTCTTCAGGCCGAACTCGCCAACGATCATCTGGCGGTTGCTGTCGCCCGACTTGGCGAGCGGCGAACGGGTCCACCCGCGCAGGGTCACGTTCTTCCACATCTCGGGATCGAGCAGCCACGCAACATCCGACTTGAGGAAGCGGTTGAGGATGACCTTGTATTCACCGAACGGCGACACGTAGAGGTCGATCACGTTGACCAGCTTGCGGCTGTCGGTGGGGACCTGACGGGTGCGACCAGCGGCAGCGGCGAAACCGGCCACCTTCAGAGAGTCGGACGGCTTCACCATCAGGTAGGTCGGCTCGGCGCCGGCGGTGTAAGCCGCCTGGCCTGCCGAGAGGATCATCGACTCCGACAGGGCCGCAGCGGCGCCGTCGATCGTGACCGACGCATCGACCATCTTGGTGGCCGAAGCGGTGCGACGCGGGGTCGTAGAGCTGTTGCCGATGACAGCGGCCTGATCGACGCCAATGAAGGCGTTCTCCAGGTCGCGCTTCAGTTCCTTGCCGGCCTTCACGGTCTGGTAAGCGGTTTCCTTGGCGCGACCGTACTGGTCAACCGCGTCCTCGGTCTCGCTGATCTTGAAGGTCTTTTCGAGAATCTGGGTGTAGTTCTCGCGGTGGACGGGCGGCGTGATGGTCGCGTCCGTCGCCTCGAAGCCTTCCAGCTTCGCGTTATCGCGGACAGCGGCCAGCTCGTCCTCCAGCCACTCAAACTTGCGGCTCTTGGTCTTGTCCGAACCGATCAGGGTGAGGAACGGGGTCTTGGTGGGCGTCAGGTTCGAGATAACGTCCGAAACGTCTTCCTTGATGCCAACGGTGTCGTAGGTGGTATAAGTGGGCATGTGTATTCAGATCAAAATTGGAATTAGGGAATAGGGTTGGTGTGAGGGTTAGCCGTTGTCGGCCCAGCGGCTCATCAGCGCGGCCACCGCGTCTTCATCGCTGCCGGACTTCCGGAGGCGAGCGACGGCATCACCGGCCTTGTCGATGCGCCCGATCTTGCCGGCGCTGTTGGTGGACGCCTTCACCACGCGCTTCGGTGCGGTCGCCTTGGGGGCAGTGGCCTTCTTCGCCTTCGCCTTGGCCTTCAGCTCCGAGAGACGCATGGCCATGTGGAACATCTTGAGGGCAGCGGGGTCGATGATGGTGTTGACGACATTGGCGTCCATGCCGGTCGAGACGGCAAAGGCTCGGACTTTGTCGTAAACCTCGCGGTTCCAGCCCGGCACTTCGGCCTCAAGGACCTTGATGCTCTCCTTGGCTGCTTCCGCGAATGATGCCTGCCGGGCGGTCTGGGCCTGGCCCAGAACCTCGTCGGCCTCAGCCTTCAGGAAGTTCAGGTCCTCCAGCGCTTCCTTGGCTTCAGTGCGCAGGGCAGAGAACTCGTCCGGAGTGAGACGCTGCTGCGCCACCATCCAGTCGATCTTGGCGAACGGTGCGAAGCGGGCTTCGGCCTTCTGGATCAACTTTCCGGCCGCAAGGACGTAACGCTCGCCATCCTGCTCCGCGGCCTTTCGTGCCGCAGCGACTTCCTGCGACTTGCGAGTGAGGGAGGCTTCCTGCCCAAACAGGCGCTTCAGGTCCTTGACCGGGACCCGCTTCGTCTCGCCGTCAACGGTCACAGTGACGAGATGGTCGTCCCCGGCTTCCTTGACCGGCGAGCCTTCGTCTTCACCGTCCTCGGCTTCGTCCGCGCCATCCGCGTCGGCTTCTGCCCCTTCTTCGCTTTCGTCTTCCGAGAGGTCGAGGTCAGTCGCATCGTCCTCGTCGTGGTTCTCGGAGTTTTCCCCTTCTCCCGTGTTGGATGACTGATCGGTGTCGTCAGCGTCCGCCCAGCGGTTCAGGAAAGCCTCGACAGCAGCGTCATCGCTGTAGTCGTGGGTGTCATTGACGGCCTCGTTGGCGAGGGTGGTCATTGGTCAGTGTTACCTTGGATGTAGATGGGTCCTTCGACTTCGTGTTGTTCGTCGAGAGTGGCGTCGAGCCGCTTGACTGCCTCTTCCTTCGCTTGGATGCGGGCGTTCAGTTCAGCTTCGATGGCCTGGAGACCACGGTATAGGTTGTAAGTGTGTTCGCGCTTGTCGGAGTCGCCGGGCTGGCTCTCGGTGAATGCGGCGAAGCATTCGATGCCGATCGACTTAACGACAGACGTGAAAGTGGGATCGGAAAGGAGGCTGGCCGCGGCCAACCCCCTCTCGATGATTTGTTCGGTGTTCATTGAATTCCGGAAACTTAGCCGTTCGGAGACAGGATGGCCGTGGCCTTTTCGTTCTCGTCCGGTGCGTTTGCCAGCGTCTCGCGGGCCATCTCGATTTCCGCTTCCGCGACTTCGATCCGGTTTTCCGTCTCGGCAGATTTGCGTTCGGATTCCTGGGTCTTCAGGGCGAAGTCCATCATCTTGAAGCGGCGCTCCATATCGGCACGGAACTGCTCAAGGTCGAACGTCTGCTTCTGCTTGGCTTCCGCCAGCGACTGCTTGCGCTCGTTGAGCTGTAGCTCCTGCTGGCGAAGCTGAATCTCGGCCATCACCATCGGATCGGGTTGCGGCTTCTGCGCCTTGGCCGGGTCCTTCAGGAACAGAGAGATGTCCTTGTGACCCTTCGTTTCCGCAAAGGCACGGTAGACATTGTAGCGCTCCTGATCGGTGTAGAGATGCGCGATGGCGGGGTCCTGAGCGAGCATCTGCCCCATCATCAGGTACTCCTGCGCCCGCTGGTCCCGCTCGCCATAACCGAGGCGGAAGTCGATCACTACGTCACGCTGCCGCGCCCAGGTGGAGGGCGTAACAGGGACCCAAGCCCCGGCGATCTCGACAACGCGCTCGCGGCTCTCGTTCTCGACCACAAGCCGGTAGACTTCGAGGAACAGTGGCCCCAGAAATTGCGCAGCAAAGGCGCGGGCCATAGTCTTTTGGCGCTGCATCGAGGCGCCAATGAGCTGTTCTACCATCCCCTGAGAATTCTGGTTGGAGATGGCGGCCTTGTTCAGGCCCTGGGACAGGCGCGAGACGCCGGTAACGTCTTCCTTGTCGTCGTCGAGCATCCCAATCGTCTGGAACACGAACGGGTTCAGAGGGGCCTGAGGAAGCGGGAAGATGCCGTCCTGCCGCGTGACGTTGACCAGACCGCCCAAGCGATTGTCGAGCAGTTCGCGGGGGTTGGTTAGAGCGCCCTTCACCACACCGTATCGGGGGTTGTTGGCGACCACGGCATGGTCGAGGATCGAGCGGATCAGGACCGTCTTGGCGTTCTGCGTCGGGATCACGCGGGCCGCGAAGTTCTCACCCCAGAAGCGATGCGGCGTCGGAAGCGCAGCGTAGCTCAGGAAGGGGTGACGCAACACCTGCTCCTTGTCGAGGATGACGCCCGCGCAGTGGATGATCTTCCAGAACTTGGTTCCCATTCCGTCGAGGTCGAGCCGGGTGTAGGTTTCGTGGACTACGAGCTTGCGGATGCCGCTTTGGCGGTCCTCGCTGATCGCGAAGTCGCCTCCCGTCTCCGAATGCCGGTTGATCCGTTCGGGGTCTGCCGACAGCTCGTCGTCGGGGCCGTCTGGTATGCTGTTGACGAGCTTGGGATCAAACCCGTCCTGCTTCAATTCGTCCTTCGTCTTCTCCGTGCGGTGCGTGATGGATGGGGAGGTATCCAGACACTTGATGTTCGGAGGGACGATGAACTCTTCCATCGGCAGGGCGACAATGCGGACCTGGCTGCGGTCTTCGGTCCTCGTGAGGCTCCCAGAATACAAGCCGGTTTCGGCGTCCAGTTCGAGGTCAGAGAGCGTAACGGTATCGTCAGCTAGGATCTCGTCCAGCTCGTCTTCCGCAATGCCGTCGAACGTCTCTTCGATCTCATCGACGCGCTTGTCCCAATAGACCTTCGCGACAGCGTTGCGGTGGGTCAGGCTCCCGTGGACGATGGCGCTGAATAGCTCAGTGCCACCGTTCTGCTCGAAAATGACGTGCTTGGTGTAAGCCGTGGCGACCTTTGCCAGCGGCACGTCTTCTTCGCCACGAGGCGAGAACTGCACGATGTCCCCGTGGGCGCTGAAGGTCTCCAGCAGGACCGACTTGGCGCTCTCTACCGTGTCGTAAACGTCAGTGGAGACGTAGCGGGAGTTTCCGGCGTGGAAGGGGGCCGGGAGCTTGCCGTTGTAATAGTCTTCGACCTTACGGCGTTCCGCGGCCAGCTTCGTGTCCGTGTAGCGAACGCCCGACTTCAGGTCGGCATTCAGCAGGGACAGAATTTCACTGTCCGTAAGTTTCTTGGGCATTCTAAATCGCGGTAAGGTAGAAATCGTCCGTAGAGACGACGGGCGTGAAGACGCCTTCGTGAATGTGGTTTGCAATCGCCAAGCTGGTCACGCAGTCATCGTGACATCCGCTCTCAGCCTCCATGTTGCCATTATCGTTGACGATGTAGGTCATCAGTTCAGCGATCGTCGTGCGGTCGAACAGCTTCATTTCGTTGTCGCGCAGCGAGGCGCGTAGCTGGTCGATTACCAGGGGCTTTGTCTTGGTGTTCATGCGGAACCCAAGGTTTACCGTCTCTTTGTCGTCGAGCTTGTCGTATACCGTCTCCGTGTAGAAGTTTGGGTATGCGAAGTCTTTGCCCAGACGAGTGCAGGTTAGGATGCCGTGATTGTTGCTTTCGACGGCAATTTTGGCGGTATTGTAGAAGAACCCGAGCGCTTGCAGGACGTTGGCGAAGTAATCTGGATGGACATGGCCCCGCCAGATTCCTACCTGTTCCTTCTTGCTGTTGAGGATTTGGGCGACTGAATAGTCCCCGCCTCGCACACCCATCGCCACGTCAGCGCCGATGTAATAGGTGTCAGCAGGGTCCACAGGTTTGAATACGGTCAACTCCCCCCGCCTATCGTTGGCGAAGGTTTCTCCGATCAGCCCCATCGTGGGGGCCGACTTGGGCGCGGTCTGCGCCATCTCGGAGAGCTGTTCCGGATTGAACACCGGGCGACCTGTGGTCAGGAAGGCTTCTTCAGGTGTCGAGGGGTATTCCTGCTTGAACAGGTCGATCCCGTTCTGCGCGACCTTGCGGCGGCGGAACATGAGCTGTTCATCGTCGAGGCCGTGCAGCTCCACGAGCCGTTCTTCCTCGGGCGTCCGCTCGAATCCATCAGGGACGGGTTCGCGGTATTCATCCTGAATGAACCAGGGCAGGAAGACCGGAATGTAGCCGTTCGTCCCTTCAACTGCGCCTTGCCACATATTGTAGAACTCACCGGACACACCGTTGGCGGTGCTTTCGATGAAGACGCAGGTGTTGGGCCGGTTGGGGATGGCTTGGAGCAGGCCGTTGAGGATGTCCTTGGCGGTGTTCTTCGGCCAGAATGCCAGCTCGGA